TCGCCCAAATTACATCAAAATAATCTGGCGCATATTGCGTGTAATCCCAAGTTAAAATGTCTGCTGTGTGTGTAGCATCAAACTCTGCGTTGTAGTCTAAACTTACCACATCATATCCGTCTTGTTTAAAAACATTACCGACAGATTTAGTGCCACAGAATAATTCTAATAATTGCTTTACCATTCTTACTAAATGAAAATATTAAAAATTAATGGATTTTACTTTATAAAAAATATTTACACAATATATATAATGTCTCAACTTTCGCAATTCAAAATCGACAACAATGAGAGTAAGATTTATTACGACATCAATATTACGAATGTTCTGAATCAAACAACTCAACCCCCTATTATTCAGTTTAAGGAACAACGACAGAACGCCTTTGTTAAGAATTCTGGCGACTATTACTTTAGCATTGTTCGTTTTCAAATTGATACGAACACACTACCTTTGTTTATACCTGAAATTGTGCCGAATCAAGCTAATATAGATCTAACTATTTATTCTATTACTTTAGAATATGGCGCATTTACAATCCAACAACCCATTACTTGGGTTCCACAGAATGCCTTTGCAGAACTACCCGCACCTCCCAATGCGACATTTAACAAACTACAGGACAATAGCACTGGATATTACTACTGCTTTAATTATACTTATTTTACTTTTTTGATTCAGTCGGCGTTTGACCTTGCGTTTGTGGCACTTCAGGCATTAGTCGGGGCGCCAATTGCGACCGCAAATGCCCCTGTCATTATTTGGAATACTGATAATTCGTGCGCTGGTGTGTATGCTGAATCTGCTTACTACGACAACTACCCTCTAGGAATAGTTCCAGTTCCAATTAAAATATTTTTCAATTCTCCTTTAGCAAATTTGATGCCTTCATTTGTAGCCAAGAATTTTGGGGCACAAGGTGTGACACTTGGAAGAAACTTTTTGCTTACTATAGGCAATTTTAATGGGACTCAAACAATTTCGCTGCCTACATCTGCTCCTCCTGCGTCGCAATATATAGCAACTACTATTTTTCAAGAATATTCAACAATTTCGTCTTGGACTCCTGTATCAAGTATTGTATTTACATCGGCAACCCTTCCTATCGTTCCAAATCAGTTGTCGGCGCCCCTTATTTTTGCTGACGGGGGCATCGTGTATGCTAATGACGGCAATAATGCTAATTTCGCTCAAATTATTACTGACTTTGTCGCTGATGGCGGACAATACAAACCAAATATTATTTATACGCCAACTCAATTAAGACTAATAGATCTATACGGCAATCAACCAATCAGTCAAATCGATATTAATGTATTTTGGAAGAGTAAGTTGGGACAATTTTATCCAATGCAATTAAATAGCGGGGGCGCCTGTTCTATCAAATGCCTCTTTACTAAAAAAGGGACAATCTCACATTAGTAATTTAGGGATTTCGTTAATTAAATATAAACATTTTCAATTATTTTTTTATATTTACTTATTTATATAATGTCTGCCGATTTTAGAACTATCCTTATTAGAGATTCTCGACTTGGAATTACTGACGAACTCGCTTACGCCGTTCAATCTGGCGGTTCTAATGTGACCTACCAACAATATCAAGCAATTACTGCGACCGCCTCAAATATGGTTTTCAATTGTCAAATTCCTAGTGAGTCAATTGTAATCAATCGTGAGATTTTGCTTCAATCTACGCTGTCAATGTCATTCGCTATTTCTGGTGTGACTCTTGGCGCATCTGCTTTCGACTACGGAAGCACTGACGCCTTCCAAGCGTTTCCTTTAGCAAAATTAATGACTACTTTGACGGCTACTATTAATAACTGCAATGTGTCTGTCAATTTACAAGATGTGATTGACCCCCTGTTGCGTCTCAATGACTCCCGTGAGTTGTTCCGTTTTAACGGAATGACCCCCGCCCTGCCCGACCAAGCATATTTAGATTACGCTGATGGCGTTGGCGCTAATAACAACCCTTTAGGTAACTACTCAATTGCGTCTTACGATGTAGACCAAGTGCCTCGTGGTGCTTTTCCTGCTGGGGTGAGACTCTACAGATACACAAATGCGTCTGGTGCAAACTACGCCGATCAATCTAGTCTCGCTACTGGTGCCGCTGGTGAGAGATGGGTTGTGTGTGTGTCTGCGCTTTTGACTGAACCCCTGTTCTTGTCTCCTATTATCTTCGGCGACCCGTGCTACAATATGCAAGGATTTTCTGGAATTAATACAATGAATTTCGTAATGAATATTGATTCAACATGTAAGCGTGCTTTTTCTACTGCTAATAACTGGGTTGTCGTGCCTTCTCTTGGTTGCCCCGCTGTTGCTGGCGCTGTTCCGGCTGCCGCCGTTCAACCTTTCGTAGGAACGAGATTGTTGTTTAACTTCCTCTCGACTCAACCAAGCGATTTAATCCCAGTGCGTAATGTGTTGCCTTACCAAGAGTTTCCCCGTTATTTGTCTCTCTCAACTAATAACCCCGCTTTGGTTCCTGACGCTGTCGCTACTATATCGAGTCAAAACATTCAGTTAAATCAAATTCCAGATTACTTCATGATTTACGCAAGAGTTCCAATGTCTTCACAGACTATTAAGAATAGTGCAAGTTTCTTACAGATTAACCAGATTTCGTGTAATTTTAACAATGCTTCCGGTCTGTTGGCTTCTGCTACTCCTAACGACTTGTGGCGTATTTCAGTCGCAAATGGTTCTACTCAGTCTTGGGTTGAATTCTCTGGGTTGGCGACTTCTACCTCTGTCGCTGGAACTGGAACGGGGACATTGGTTCCTACAACTGGTTCTATCCTTATCTTGTCTCCTACTCAAAATCTTTCACTTGCTGATTATTTGAGTTCTGGATCTATCGGTCAATATTTGTTTCAGTTCAATATTACGCTTAAAAATAACACTGCTGCTACATTCCAACCCGAGATTGTCGTGGTTTGTTGCAACTCTGGTGTCTTCACTACTATTAGCGGTTCTTCCAATATCTACACTGGTCTCTTGACTAAACAGATGGTGTTGGACGCTAAAGAAAAGCGAGATACTCGCCCTGTAGAGCAGGCGGTGTATCGTCGTATGATTGGTGGAAAAATGGCGCACTCAATGGCGTCTGCTGTTAAACGAATGCCGATGGTGTCTGCTAAACATTTGGTGACGGGTGTGAGACCTGATGCGGGACTAATGGCGTCGGGTGTGTCTGGTGGCGCACATCACAAGATGCCCTCTAGACTTCACAAATACCTATAAAGGTTTAGTTTAGTCAAAATTACAAATTATATAAATAATAATGTCTGTTATTTATATAAATGTCTATAGATGGATTATACTTCGAACCTGTATCCTATCCTATCAATTTTATTACTCTGCCGTTCGTTCCTCCTGCCCTGCCTCCATACGGCGATCAACTAGTTAAGTCTGCCATACGAACACTTACGGCATCGGGTGGAAACCCTGTAATGACTGCGGGGCAATATTTACAAAAAACCATTTTCGAATTCTTGAATATCAATACCTCATTAAGCCATATTGTAGTAACACTTCATTTAGACGATGCAGTCAATTACGACAATGTTGCGCCATTTGGAATGGTTTGTTGGGATTACGGAACTACTGCTAATCGCATTTCAGTTACTACTTATAATAGTGGTGCTGTTAATATCACGAATTGGGGGATTAATATTGTTGCATATCCTCTGCCTCAAATTGGTCTTTGGTCTTTCGGAAATGCTAATAGTAAGAATACAAGACAATCGGTTATTTTAGGAACTCCTATTACGCCGAATCCGCCTGTTATTAAGTTGGATTATCTTGCTCCTGTGGGACAGAGTTTTAATGACAACTCTTTAGTAATAGGTGAGACTGGTTTATTATATTTTGCGGAAGATAATGGTGCGCTTATTTGTTTAACTGATAATGGCGCAACGGCAACCCCTCTCTGGACTCAAAATACGGGATACGCTAATTTAACCTGCCCTACAATAGGAACTAATAATATATTGTATGCGGTTGGGACTGACACACTCCGTGCTATTTCTGGAATTAATACGGCGACTCCATCGACAATGTGGTCGGTTTCTTTGCAACCTTTAGTAGATCCATTATCTCCTCTTGTTTATTACGACGAAGCTGGAACACCAACTATATATGTTTCTGGTTCAAGCGGACATATTTACGCTGTTAGTGGTGATGGTGAGTATAAATGGACTTATACTCTTCCTCAGTTTGTTACTACTTTAGCGGTTTCTTTTAATGGTCTAACTATTTACGCAACTGCTAATGACATTTTATATGCTCTAACGAGTGATGGTATTTTAAAATGGACTCGAACAATTGGCGCTGGTTTGTCTCCTCCTTCTTTAGGAACAAACGGCATCATATATGTATTTGCTGGGACACTTGTATATGCGGTTCAAGACGACGATACAACTTCTACTCTAAAATGGACTCTAAATACGACAACTATTCCTCAACGGACAATCTCTATAGGAAGCACTGGGCGCTTATTTTTGGTCTCAACTACTCAAATGCTGTGTGTCAAAGATAATGGAAATTCTGGGTCTTTGCAGTGGTTGTATAACATTAATCCTGCTCTTGCGCCTGCCGCTTTAACCGCTATTACTATCGGTTTAGATGGAACGCTTTACACTACAGGTGATTACGCCCTCGCTGTTTGCGTTACGGATAATGGTTCAACTGGATATGTTATTAATTGGGCGTTCCAAGTTTTATTAGGTGGGTATTCGTCTCCTTGTTCGATTGGTTTAAACAAAAGAATATATTTCGGTGGCGATCACGGGCATATTATAGCGCTTTAGGCAATTTTAATATCCGCATCTTTATATAATGTCTCTCAAGGATTTACAAAATTGCGAACCAATATCTCCATTTTATCCGTATTTTATTCCAACAGGTCAAGAAGTATCACTCCTATTAAATAAGACATTTGTAAATAGTTCAAGCGAATTAACAATAGGTGCGGGAACACTACAGGTGTTTCAAGCAATGGATATCCCTTTAACTGCGAATGTCGTGTATTTCAATTGTCAATTTTTAGCGCAATCTGCGGTAAGTCTTTATCCTGCTGTTAGTTCTATTCATTTAGCGGACATTGACTACTCTGCTGCTACGGGTAATATGAGCTGGTTTTTTGAGTGGGGCGGACTTGCTGCGAACGATCGCCCTAATGTTGTTTGCACTATTCTTTATTTTTTATAGATATTGTAATTTTTTAATAGTAATATATATAAATGTCTGTCAAAGATTTACTAACAAATCAGTATCATTATCCTCTTCCTGCGCCTCCGCCGTTTTTCGTTCATGTGTTCGATACTAATGCTATTCCGCTGTCAGTAAATACTAAAGTCGTTCCAGTTACGGGAATACAAAACCCCGCTGATTTCGGCATTACTCTTCCTGTCGTTCAAATCGCAATGATTGCTGCGGCAACGGCAAACCCTGACCTCCAATTTTGCGGCTATCAAAATTACAATGCTGTTGCTGGAACTTTAGACATTCTTGTTAATACTATTACAAACGCAACGAGTAGATTTCTAATATTTGTGTCTCAAGAAAGCGATGTTTAAAAAGGGCGAATTAATTAATATATATATTTTATTTATTTGTGTATATATATTATAAATGCCATATAATTTGACTTTTGATATTCCTTCGAATCGTGATGTTGTCGAGAGATTAAGAGAAATGGACGAATGGATTGACTTGCGACCGCAATATGTAGCAACAGATATACAACCCGACCATTTTAGCGATAGAATGCTTGTAGGTGGTGCATTTGGGACTGAAGACAGAGACAGACGATTTTTACAATCTGGATCTAATAATCGGAATACGCCTTACAACCATTTTGCAACAATGGCTACGCCTTCTGCTGGGAAATTTTCAGTTGGAAAAACACTTAAGAAAGTAGGACACGCTGTTGCTCCTGCTGCTAAATTTACATACGAAGAAGTGCTTAAACCTCTTGGGAAAGTTGCAAAGGAAGAAGGTGTAAAACTCGCAAAGGAAATGTTAAAGGAAGCAATCCGTAGCGCTTTAAGTGGCGACTCTGGTGCGCCTCCTCCTTCTTACGCTGAAAGTTTCGGGCATCAATCTACATCTCATTCATACGCCCCTCCTTCTTACGCTGAAAGTTTCGGGCATCAAACAACGGGATACGGGCGCAAACCTCGTGGTAAAGGTCGCAAACCAAAAGGCGGTAAAGTATCAATGATATTAAGCGATGACGATTTACGGGGTAAAGGACACTCTGGCGGGTCGTCTGGTGGTAATGTTTATCCTTCTGCTACTTCTGTTAGGGGGTCTGGTTCGGGTGGAAAATTCAACCTTAAGAAAGCATTGAAATCTAGTAATCACGCAGTAGGTGATTTTGTAACTGAAAAATATGTTCCTTTTGTTGCTAATAAGGTCGCCCCTGTTGCGAAAACAATTGGTGTCGAACTTGGACGGGAACTTATCCCCGTTGCGTTTGAAGCAGTCGGTGCAGAATTCGGTATTCCGCCTCAAGTTTCGGGCGCTGTAGGTAGGTCAGTTGCTAGACACGCATTAAGCGAGAAAAATACGGGTGTCAGGGCATCAGGTCGCAAACCCAAAGCTGGTAAGAAAGTTGTTGCGTGTGGCGGTAAGGTAGATGGTCGCCAAGCAAGAGCATTAATCGTGAAACAGGTGATGAAGGAAAAAGGACTAAAAATGATTGACGCATCAAAGTATGTAAAAGCACACGGATTATATTAAGCGTGAATTACAAAGATATATTTTATTATATGTGAATATATATAATATGATTCCAACTTATCAATTTGCTTCTTTACAAATGGAGAACGATGCTAAAAAGCGGGTAATGAAACGGGCGATCAAAGGACAAGAAACCGAAGAACAACGAGTTAATAGGTCAGGCAAAGTGTTAGATAGTATAAAAAATGTTTATCGTTCTATTATTGCAAATTTAGAATTACAAAAAACAACTATTTCTACTGCTACTGCATTCGTCGATACATTGGCTTACGGCGCATTACGAACAGAAGGCGAACCCGCTGATGTTGCTGTTGTTGAAGGCGCTGAAATTGAAGATATAGGAGACGAACACAAGGAAAAAGCATTAATATCTTATCTAATCGCATCACTTGGTAAAATAGTCGGTTTATCATCGCAACTTGTTAATCTAATTAAAACAATGCGGGACGAAGTTATAGCAACAGGAAAACCCGCATCGCCCGCTATTGGAATTCCTAAAATTGTTTCATTAATGAACGAAGTAGATAGTTTATATGGACTTTGGGGAGTATCAGGATTTGCGAAATCATTAAATACAATGCTTACGAGTTTATTAGAACAGGGACACCACCCGCCCGCTATTGACGGATTACTCGATTTGTGGGAAGCAACGAACAACGATGCAAGAACTACTTTAGAACAAATACAAATGACTCAATATAACGCAGATATTGTCAGTGTAAATATTCCAAGTAAATCAACCGAAATAAGGCGCAAAGCAGATATTGCTTCTGGAGTAGAAAGTCGTGATTATACAAGGAAAGAATATGAGTTAATGTTAGAATTACGAAAACAGGGATACTTACAAGACGACGACTTTACTTCTGTTTATAGCGGAGATTTTGACGACAATTCTACAATCGCATCAAGTAGCGACGACGATGGCGACTCTTATACAAGCGGTTCAAATGCTTCGTCTCGGGTTGCGCCAAGTTTAGCAAGTAATGCAAGAAGTAGTAGATCTGGATTTAGTAATCTTCCGCCTCTAGAGTTTAATGAATTTCATTTTGTAGAAGGGCCGGACAGCGACGACGAGACTTTAAGCGGAAACGGGTTATACTCTCTGCCGACAACTCAAGGGCGCCCTTTAAGATATTATTAAATTGATATTATTAAAATACTTAAAGAATAATTAAGGTTAGTATGTGTATGGTAGAATAGTAAGATGTAAGAACTACTATTACTAATTTTCAATATTTAAGAATGGATTTATAATAGATTGTATTTTATTATAAATTATTTAGTGTTATATATTGGTTAGTCTAATCCTCGACATTTAAAACAAATGCTTCCTTCTCGCTTAAGACAATCATTGGAAATGTTTTAAGAATCGACACCCACCGAGACTGCAACTTTTTAATCCGTTTAACTTGTTCTCTATCCAGTCCCAAATATGAATCTAACAAATATTTAAGTGAGCGCCCACCCAAGCCGTGCGGAAATATCGTAATTGAATGTGCCTCATTTAGAATGCGTTTGGTCTCTCGTCCATCACACGCTACATGTGATGTATAGATGCAAGACACTTGAAAATGTCGCCCTGTCTCTAGAATGCTATTAAGTATTCCAGTAATTTTAAGTTTCATTTTTTTATCTGTGATACAATCCGTATCATCAAAAATGACAAGCGAGTCCTTAAAATCTTGCGCCGTAATCTCTTCCGTTAGGAACTCGGGCGTTAATTTAATTCGTTTCAAATTCTTCACCTTATCAATACTGCTGTCATCACTAATCGAAGAAAACAAATACACCTCTCGCTTTGGATAAATCTTTTTGTATTGGTCTGTAAATGCTTTTGTAAAAAATGATTTGCCTGAACCCGATGCGCCAGTAACATATAATATTTGGCGTTCTGTAGTGATGTTCGGGATCTGCTGGAATGTCTGCTCTTTTGTTGGCGCTTTGTATTCCTTAATGTAATTAACCACATCTTCCTTTTCTGCATTCACATATAAGACTTTCGTTTTAGCTTGGTCTTTACTATTTTGTAAAATCGCAATTGGCGCACCGATTTTTTCAAAGTTCATTAGTTATATATTAATTATATTTTATTTATATTCTCACACTTGATTTCTTCCTTTTAGGCGGAACCCATATTTCTTCAGTTGGGGGCGGGTTTCTCTTTGCTTCTTCCTCTCGTTCTTTATCTTTTTTCGCTTCTTCTTTGTCGTGTTTTATCTGTTTTTTCTTTACTTCTGCTTGTGTGTCTAAAACTTCATATTTTTCGCCCGTGAGTTCTTCTAATTCGTCCTTGAATTTGTTATATCTATTATAAAAATCAATTGGTCTCTGTCCTTTAGAAACATTTTTATTGTATCCTTTCCTTTTACCCAGTGCGCTTGAAATATCCTCCCCTAACAATAGTGCGTAATATTGGGTTCTCTCGAATTTCATTGCTTCCTTTAATTCTTTTACTTTCTCACTTCCCGCTGATTCTGCTGGTTCTGCGTCCGCCTTCGCTTTCTGGCGCTTCTCTTGTCTCTTCAACTTATTCGATAATAGTTTTGCATCGTATTTCTCTTTTGCTGTTGCGTGTTTCACTGGTCGCCCCTTTTTCTTTGAAGCTGGAACATCTTTATCTTCTATCGACATCTGTATATTTTCCGCCAAATGTGTCCCGTGGTGTTCTTCCAACCAAGCGGAAGGATTTTTAACCTTTCTAATATCAACCTGTTTCGACGCAATCATTTTTTGAACGAATCCGCTATTTTTAGATCCGCCTTTGATTTTCTTGATTTCAAAAGGATTCAATATTAACTTAGTTATTTGATTGTGTGCGTCTAGAAACAATTTAGTTGTCTTATTCACTTCCGCCTTTAAGTATGCGCTTAATTCTTCGATTGGTTCCTTCATTTTGACAACATTAGATATTTTACAAATAGCGTTTATCTTTGCGTGGAAGTCAGTTAGTTTATAGCCGTGCAACTTCGCTACATCTTGCTCTACAATTCGTAGATTTCTTACAACATCTGTTTTCTTGGGTTTCCTAAACTTATTATCGACTACTAAAGCGATTATATCTAATTCACTTCTATTTTTGGATAAGCGCCCTGTATCAGTATTGAAATAATTGACTAATTGTTTTATCTGCGGAATGTGTCCGCCTTTAGATTTCATATAAGCAAATATGCGTTTAGATGCCTTCCAAAAGTCTCCGTGATGATACTTCTGGGCGGATTCGTGTTGCAAAGAATATAAAATATCTTCGTGTGATTTCGCTACTGCTGTAAATGTGTTAAAGTCTTTTAAGGTCAAATAATAATTATCACTGAACTCAATAAACACACCATCTACAAGTGCCGTTATATCCATCTTAATTGTTGATTTCATTAAGAGACATTCTTGAAATGTAATTTTGCGCCCATCTACCTTTTGATGCCCTGCTTTAATGGTTTTTTTATTCCATCGTATCGCATCGCCTTCGTCATCGACTCCGCATTTAAAATCCAGTATAAAAACTTCTGGATCTTGTAAAGCCATTTCGAACTTCTTTCTAAACAAGTCTAATAAATGTTTTGTTGATTTTTGATAATCGCTTTCTTTTACGAATTCTTGCAAGTCGTAATCGCTTCCGTATTTGATTTCTTCTATTGCGCCTGAACCTATCACCTGATACTCGCCTCTTATCGTGAGTAGGTTAAAAATCTGTTTTAGTCCCTTTTCGTATTCGTGATTTTCTAAAATGCTTAATTCGCTTCTTGGGTCGATTATCGCTCCGCCAGATGACATTATATATATTACAAAATATAATTTATTCTAAAGAATGATTTATATTCTGAATCTTTTATTTGTTAAAATATTAATAGTAGTTCTTACAACCTACTAATCTACCGCCCCCGTTTTGACTTTAGTAATTACAAAGTATTCCCTATTTATTAAATGAATCTCTTTTACATATAGATAAAGAAAAGGGCGAATAGGGCGTTTAGTGCGTTTTTTATCATTTTTTGAAAAAGTCCTCGTAAGAACAAGAATATTTTAGACCAACCCAAAAAAACGAAAAAAACGACAGAAACGCCCTTTTTGCCCTATTTCGAAAAATGGAATAATTTGCAATAGAATAAAATAAACAGAATAACCAGAATAAAATAGATAATTAAGCAAAGAACTTAAAAGAATTATCTATACATATATAAAGGATAATGTTTAGCAATTTGGAAGACGCAGTTAAATACATTGAATCGAACCAACGAAAAATCGAAGCATACCAGAAGCAACAGGAACGAATGTCTACATACCAAAAGGCGCACCCCGACAAATGCCGAGAGAAAGCAGTGAAATACTACGCAAATATGAAGGCGAATGATCCAGAAAAATACGAGCAAATGAAGCAACAGAAGCGCACACGATACAAGGCATTAAAAACCATTATAGATGAGACCCCAATTGAGACCCAAATAGAACCGCCTGTAGTGAATAGTTTAGAAGGCGCTAATGGTTGTCACCCAAGTCATTTAACAGAGACCCAACCCCAACCCCAACGCCAAAGATTAACATTTTCATATTAAGCAAAATAACACTTTTAAACAAAATATTAAATCGAATACTTTAATTACTTTAGGAAAATCTAAAATAATTAAATCAATTAAATTAAAAACAATATAGAAATAAATAATCTTTACATATATATATAACGATGACTACCGAAACAATCAATTACACGACCGAATGCAGTAGCACAGGATTTAAGACGACATCAGTAGCGAAATATATTGAACTCGTGAGTTCTGGTGCGCTAAATTGCTACGAGGGATTACTAGGACGAGACGAGCAACTATTTAAACCCTATTTTGATGTGGAAATTAAACCGAAAAACGCAAAAGCGTTCTACGATGTAGAAGCTGAACTTATCCAAATGTGTAAGAATCGTTTAGGAGTGATATTTACTGATGCGAAATACGCCGTGAAGTCGGCAACAAGCGCGTCATATCAGTCTTGTAATACGGGACAAGACACTTGGATAATATCGTTCCATATCATCGTTTCTAACTATTTAATGCGGAAGTCTGCTATAAAAAAACTTGTTGAGTTATTAAATAAAGAGGAGATGGGAAAACAAGAAATTAACGATTTTCTAGAAATGACTGGAGACGAACCATTTGAACTATTTGATAGTTCAGTTTATAGCAAAGACCGCAAGATACGAGCAGTAAATGCGAACAAAGACAACTGCCCCAATTACAAAAATGGTGAGACCCTTGTAATTGAAGACCGACCAATGCGCTTAATTGAAGGAACAATAGAGCAATCCATTATATCGGCGTGTTTCGTTGAGAACGCCGAAGAAATTGTATTAAATGCCGAAGCAGTTGCAGAAGAAGCACAAAAAACGGCGACCAAATCCGCTATCCTTACAGATTGTAAAGAGAACGCAACAGAACACGAACGCTTTTTAAAGGCGTGGATTGAAGCCGGACTATTTCGACAAATTACGGGACATCGCAATTGGTTCAATGTATTATCTGCTATATATAATTCTATTGGTGGAGATTCTGGTTTAGAATGTTTCGAAATTTTGAGAACTATTAACGAGGACTACTTACGGACACATGAAAAGGCACTATATGACAACTACGCACAATACTATAGTAGCAAGGATAAAACTGGCGCAACTATTAAAACTCTGCACTATTTGGCGAAAATTGAGAATAAAGACAAATATTTTGAAATCTTACATGTATTAAGACCGCCAAAGGACAAAAAGGGCAAAAATGTCGATTTACTTAAAGACGGCAATTCTACAGGTTCGTTTGCGGACTATTTCAAAGTTCTATACGGGACACAATTTGTTTGTAATTTCGACCAACTCTTTTTTTATAATGGTGTTTTTTGGGAAAAAGATGACAAGAAAAACTCTAATCTAACAAACTTTTTCGACAAGACTTTTTATAAAGATCTACTCAAATATTTTATAGACGAATTGATTAAAGTAAGGGCAATGGTGGCAACGAGTAAAGAAGAAGAGGAAACGATTACATCAAAACTCAAATTAGTAAATGTTGGACTCTCACGGGTGTATTTGTTGCGAAATGGCGGACATCGCAAGGAAGTAATCAATGACATCATTGTATTCTTGACTGACAACAAAATTATATTTGATAATAAACCTTTTCTGTTTGCATTCAATAATTGCGTATTTGACCTTGAAACGAATGCCTTTGTTGAACCCGAACCAGAACAATACATTTCAAAAACCGCAGGATATGATTACAATTTTGAATATTTAACAACACACACAGAGGAGTTAAACGATTTCATTGATAAGATTTTTGCGGATAAAGATGTAAAAGATTATTATTTATCTGTTCTTGCTACGGGACTCTGTGGGATACAAATAGAAAATGTCTTCATTGCGACTGGGACGGGTGGAAATGGCAAGGGTGTAATCAATCAATTAATGTTAATGATGTCAGGCGAATATGGTTATAAACTTGGTTCAAATGTTTTACTTGCTAGTATCAAAGAAGGCGCAAATCCAGAAATCGCAAATATGGATTGTAAGCGTTTTATACTGACAACTGAACCAAACGCCAAGAAAAAGATAGTGTGTGCTACACTTAAAGAAATCACTGGCGAGAAGACCATTAATGCGAGAGGGTTGTATTCCAGTAAGACAAAAACAACACTACAGAACACGACCATTCTAGAAGCCAATACGATTCCAGATTTTGATGAAGTGAATGATGCGATGGATAGACGAGTTCGTGCGGTTCCATTCGAGTCGAAAGCAGTAGATGCGGACACTTACAATGCGTTAGACCCCGATATGCGCCAGAATATATTTATTGCGAATCCTTACTACAAAAGCGACGAATTCCAACACAAGTATAAACAAGCGCTATTTTGTATTTTA